TTTGATTGATCTGGGCATAGTGCTGAACCCCGGCAACGGAACGGGTCAGAAATCGCAGATAATTGATGGATTCCTGAAGCGGAAAGGCATCGTGCTCCACCGGAAACATGTCGGTCAGCTTTATCAGTATCTCTGATTCACCGGAAAATGCGAGACAGTTTCCATTTTCATTGGTTAATTCCGTAATGGCTTCAGACACCAATGAAGTGGATAAGACGATGCGATTGCCGTTACTTATAGCAGCACCGATCAGAACAACATTCCGTTTTCCGGCAATAGCCAGAAGCTCCTGCTTGAGCAGCCGGAGTTCATCTTCGATGGAAAGAGATTCATTCAACTGCGAAAGACATCGTTTGATGGTACAGGACGTACGGGTCTGATTTTCCAGTCCGGATGCGCCGGTATAGGTGATTCCGTGGCCGGATTTTGTGAGGAAGATTTTTTGCTCATGATCAGTGAGAACAAAAGATTCTGTTGAATTTGTTTGTTCATCGGAAATTGTGGTCGTTAATCTTCGATCTGCGGACATTACAATTCCATACGGATTGGACAAAACGATAGCCAGTGACATTGTCTGAGTAGCCTCCTTTTGATTTTGAGTATAGCACAGAGGAGAAGAACGGACAAGAACGCATGAAAAAGCCCCGGCGGGGAGCCGGGGGAGGAAGGGAGATGAAGAGGTGGCAGCTGAGGAAATATGCTTGATTATGAGCACGACTGCGATGCTGGTGAGCTCAATTGGAAGTTTCCTTTTTACGAAAGGATTCATCAAGAGAAAGGCGCGCATGAGAAAAATTGGAGTATTCGTTGAGGTAACTGCTGTTATTGTGGCACTTTTGAACGCATTGTGGTACTTAGTTCTTCTTGCATGGCGTGCATCGCAGTAACCTGAGCGTGAACCATTTCAGCGGTGAGAGCTTCTGATTTGGGGTCGGACTGATAGCGAACGAGAGATTTTCCGTAAGCGCTGATAGCATTCTGTGTTTTTTGGCTGGAAAAAAGGACGGCATAGGTACAATCCGTGTTCAGTTTCAGGGAATTTTCCGCAGAAGGATTGGCCATAAAATTGGATGCGGAATGAAGAAATGTATGGTAGGCTTCCGCTTTAGCATTGAAAAAGAGCTTTTCAGATTCCAAATCATGGGTAGCCTGCACGGTGTATTTTGTTAGCTGATTTGTAGAGTACAAGTCAAATGCTGAAATAATGCACGATGCGATGGCCGCAAGTGCGGTAAAAATGGAGATTATCAAAAAAACACATCCTTTCTGGTTGGATTGTACCACCAGAGGGAGAACCGGACAAGAGCACATGAAAAAAGCCCCGGCGGGGAGCCGGGGGAAATGGAGAAATTATGAAGTACGAAGAAATTATGGCGGCCATCAAGGACATCAATGGCCCGTGGAGCAACGCGGCCTGCATGGGCTACTGCCTGATCGCAATGCGCCGGGCGGGGCTGAGGCCTACAGTACAGCGCCGGGTGCTGCGGGTGCTGGAAGGGGTGTTCGACGATGTGAGTGTGGAGAAGGCCGAGAAGACCGGATATGACAATAAGGAGGAGTAAGGAGTGGACCGTTATATGATCGTGATCCCGGCGAAGAACCGGGCATTCAACATGAAGTGTGATGATGGTGACAGCATGAAGCTGGAGACCCTGCAGAAGCTGGTGGGCCCGGCAATCGTGGCTGCAAAGCGCGGCGATGAGCTGATCGGCTTTGCAAAGCCTGTAGTGGAGACCATTTGTGCCGAATGGCTGTGAGGTGCTACCATGGGCCGAAAGCAGAAACTGCCCTTTGAGCACTGGCAAATTATTGAATTGCTGCACATCACACAAGATTTTTACTCAAAACCGGAGAATGAGGCTGCATTTCAGGAATGGAAGGCGGCCAGAGATGCGAGAAAAGCAAAAAGGCCCGCCGGTGCTGGAACACCGACGAGCCAACCAGGGTGATGGTTTGACAACACATCACCAGAAGTTTAACACAGAGTTGGAGGATTTGCAAATGAAAAAGAAGATCACGGGCAGCGTGCTGAGCGCCGGTGCTATTGTGCTGGGACTGGCTGCAGCAGGCTGCGGCGGGGCCATTGAGAACGCGGCCAACGGCTGGGCAATGCTGGGATACACGCTGCTGGCCATCCTGCTGGGGTGTGCAGCCCTGGCGCTGGCCGGGCTGGGCCTGGTGGCAGAGCAGCGGAAGGAGCCGCAGAAGATCCACAAGGTGCCGGAGAACACGGTGAAGAAAGCTGTCTGCGGCAGAAAGGTGGGGTAAGGATGACGCTGGAAGAGTACAAGAACATTTTGATTACCGGGACACCGAGTGACCGGGCGCGGGCCATTGCCGAGGCCGGGAACGACAGGAGCCTGACCGACGAGGAGTTCCACGAGCTGACGGCCATGATCAAGGGCGTTGTGCGGCCCGGGCGGCGGAAGATGACCCCGGACGAGGCAAAGCTCTGGGCCGAGGTGAGCCGGATCAACACCCGGTTGAAGGACGAGATGGTGAACGCGGGCTTTGCGGTGAGGGCCCTGCCCGGCGACCTGCAGGAGGATGCGATCAACGTTCTTTCCCGCACGGTGAGCGGGATGCTGGGCGACCTGACCGCCATGATGGCAGAGACCGGGGAACCCTGATGGATAAGACCCAGTGTGTACATGTATTTGAGATTACCCGGAGCCGGTGCCTGACCTGTGCAGGCCGGAACCGGGCGTGCGGGGAATATGAAGAACGGAGAAATTACCATGAAAACGAAGATGAGCCTTTCGGCAGAGATGGACCTGACCCAGGACAGCGTGGTGCAGCTGACCTGCTGGTGCGGGCAGATCGCCTTACATGAGCTGTGGGGGCTGGGCCGCACCCGGCTTGACCGGATCACCAGACGGAAGGAGCTGCTGGGCAGCCAGAGCCTGGCTGTGGTGATGCAGCCGGACAAGAACGGGATGCCCCAGACGGAGAAGGCCAGGCGGCTGCGGGCGGAGGCGATCCCCAAGGGCGTGCCGACGGAATTCAGGGTGCCTGCTTTGCGGACACCCCGTACCCGGCGGGAGCAGCAGCTGAAAATGGTGGGCGACCGGGCAGCGACCATGGCCTGGCAGCTGATGGCGCTGGCCTGTGTGCAGGAGCTGGGGTTTGGAGCAGACCGGCTGAACCGGCTGTATGCAGAGATGCGCCACAACTACGAGCAGCTGAATGAGTGGGGCAAGACGGACGGGCTGGATGTGGCCATGGAAAAGCTGCGGCGATGCGCCTGCGATGCCTTGCAGACTGAGGACATCGTGGTGGAGAACGTGGACGATGAAAAGACAGTGCAGACCCTGAGCCGAAGCTACAAGGAGCAGGAAACGGAGTTTCTGAAGCGGGCCGTGATGATGGCAGCGGGCCGCAATGCCTGCCGCCAGAGCCTGAATGTGCTGAACGAAGAGAGTGTCCGGCAGAAATGTGCGGATGCCATGGCAGCGGCCATGGCTCCGGTGGGAAGGAGGAGACTATAAGATGCAGAGCGGATGCAGATGGGTGTACACCCTGATGGACTGGGAAACCGGCGAGGTGGTGGCCAAGGGCACCAGCGTGGAGCTGGTGGAGCAGGGATATTTTCCCGATGTGAACAAGCTGAGCAGCGTTTGGAATAATCTGGAAAAGTGCAAGAAGCCCAGCCCGAAGAACTACAGGTGGAAAATGGAGCGGAAGAGCACAAAGGACGACCGGGTGGAGAGGGCCCGGGCAGAGGGACTGAGTGCGGACGAGCGGGCCGAGACCCGGATGGTGCGGGTGTACAGCTGCTACGGTGCGGACGGCACCCTGCTGGGCAAGGGCACGGCGGCAGAGCTGAAGGACAAGGGATTGTTTGGCAGCGAGGGCACGGTGCACGAGTGCTACCGCAAGCGGGGCGGCGTGTACAAGCCCGGCGGCGTTGCGCGGATGGAGATGGAGCTGTGCCAGAAACGGATCAGGCACCCCATAAAGCGGTCGGATCAGCCGGTAAAGGTGAAGCGCAAGCCCATTGGCGGCGTGCTCGACCCCAGCCCCCTGGCCTACGACGTGCATGATCTGATGATCTACAACGAGAAGGCCCGGAAGATCGGAAAGCCGGAGCTGACCTACGGCTACTGGGCGGAAAAAGGAAAGCCCGCCACGCCTTAAACACATGAGTCTATTATGAAGAGCAACGGATACGATGGACCTGACACGTCCACCGTATCCGTTACGTTTCATAATACCTTTATAAAAAAAGAGGGGTGCAAGACCCCTTGAGGGAGCTAGTATACCCGTTATTTCTGTGACGGTGGGGTCACGGGAAAGAGACTATCAGCAGAAAGTGAAAGCCAGCAGGAGGGCACCGGGATGCGGAATACCTACACCAGAGAGAAGAGAACCCTGTGTGGGGAGAGTTACATGGAGGTAGACCTGTATGCCATTACCCCGGAGGAACACCAGGCCAAGCGCAGGAAGAAGTGCAGGCCCAGCAGTGAACGGCAGAAGCGGCGGAATGCCCAGCACGCCCATCGGCGGAGGGTGCAGAAATCAAACGCCAATTTCACGGTGTTGGGGTTCTACCTAACCCTGACCTATGCGGAAGAATACCTGCCGGAAAGCATGGAACAAGCCGAAAAAGACCTGCGGAACTACATACGCCGACTAAAAACGGCAATTTTAGCTGCCTTTGGCCCGGGCTTTGCCCTGCGATACATGGGGTTGACCGGCTGCGGACGAAAAAGCGAACGCTACCACCATCACCTGCTGATCGAGTGCCCAGGGCTGACCATGCGACAGAATGCAGACTTTCGGCAGCTGCTCGAGGACAAATGGTCCGCACGCCAACCGGACGGCAGCTATGAGCTTTTGGGTACAGCTAACGCTGATCGGCTGAACCTGCAGAACCGGCTGGATGACCTGATCACCTACTTCGAGAAGCACGGGCAGTTGCGCTGGTACGAGAGCAGAAGCCTGATCCAGCCGGTGGAGCTGGTACCCAATGACACCAGATGGAGCCGGAAGCAGCTACGCAAAGGCTGCACGGACTGCAAGGACAGTGCATATTGGTGGGAGCAGAAATACCCGGGCTGGAAATTCGTGCGCTGCGTGGTACCGGAACCGGAGAGCCCCGGATGCGAGAAAGAGGGCTGGGATGCGGATGACCTGCGGTGCTATGTGGTGATGGTGAAGCAGAAGGTGGGACATGCCTTTGCGAAAGTTCGCACCTGACAGATAAAACACCGGTATTTTGCGCGTTATACCCATGCGAAAAGAAGGTGGGGCGGTGACAAAAGAGCAAGCGACCCGGCAGGCTCTGCGCCGATATGGCGAGGGGTCTGTTTGTGCTGCCTGGGCGCAGGTGATCGGGGCGGTGCTGGCCTGGTACGACCGCAATGACCCGGTATGCGCCCAGCTGCTGCGGCTGCGCTACCTGCAAGGTCTGCCCGAGGAAAAGGTGATCGCCCGGCTGTATGTGGGGCGGACGACCTACTACACAAAAGAGCTGGAAGCCCTGAGCACCGTGGCAGTGTGTGCAGCAGATGCAGGGCTGCTGCCCGGCGGGCAAATGTCCGGGGTAGTTGCACCCGGCGGGGCGTGATAGGATATTTGAAAAGGCAGGTGAGAGAATTGGCGAAAAAGCGGGCGTACTGCAAGAATACCGTGAAGGGGAAACAGCGGGGAAAGAAATACCCGGCGGCGTTCCGGGCAGAGGTGGTAATGGCCATGCTGGGCTCAACCTCCATCTGCGCTGTGGCGAAGAAGTACGGCGTGCCGGAATCGACAATCCGCA